GCACCCCCCCGTATTAAAGTGATTGAGTAGGTGGATAGGTGTCTGATATTCCACCTTGTAAATATAGTAGATTTTTAAAACAGGCTTATGCAATATTATTATAGCTTTGATGATGACACTCCTGGTGACATAGTAGAGGCGTTGAATGAAGACAAGAGTATTATACTGTACGACCTTAACTCGGATGGGTCTGGTATGATGATTAGAATAGATTATCTGGGATTAACAATAAAGAATGTAAAGAATGATGACATCGTTGGAAGTGGTCTTAAAGGACTTAGTAAGTGAAGTAAAGGAACTCAATAAAAGAATTGGGTCTAATGGTTATAATCAGTTCATAGGAGCTGAGACTAGCCTTATCTCCAGTATGGAGGAGTTAAGTATTAAAATGAAACGTCTTAATCAGAGTGTGGTAAACAACCCTATCACTTTGGATAAGCATAGACAAATTAATAAGATATAGATTATGGGAATCAAGAAAGTATTTAACTGTGAAGCGTATGCTCAGAAGCACGCTGAACTAACTGGTATGTATTTAGAAGAGGTAAACGGAAAGTATATAGTTTTCACTAAACAACCTTCTGTAGACACAACAGCTGATATTACAGTATTATATGAGGAAGTAGAGGAAAGACCTGCTGCACCTAAGAAAGTAAAGAAAAAGAAAACAAATAACTAAAAACAAAACAAAATGGCTTTATTAAATGGAAATGCCTTAACACTGGCAATTGACAGCACTGCTGGATCTGAACAAAAGTTCGCTCACTCTATGTCTGCTTCTTTAAGTGTAAACAACTCTCTTATTGATGTTACTTCTGTAGATAGTAACTCTTTCGAGGAAATGATTTCTGGTCGTAAAACTTTCAGTATCTCTACTGATGGTCTTGCTGACTTTGATGATGTGGCTTCAAGTAAATCTACTGAGCAATTCTCTGACCTAGCATTAGCTGGAACTAAGATTGCTTTTATGTTCACACGTCCTGAAGCAGGATTATCTACTGGTGACCTTCTTGGTTGGAGTGGATCTGCTTTCATTGAGTCTTTCGAGGTAGCTCGTAGCTCAGATGATAACATTACTTACTCTTGTTCTCTTAAAGGAACTGGAGAGCTTACTAAAGTAGTAATGGCTTAATACTAAATAATTCATAGTTATTTAAATAGGGGTAAGAGAGGAGGCTTATTAAGACTCTTACCTCAACTAACCAATAAAGACAGATAGAATGAAGACAAAACAAATAGGATACTACCAATTCCCTAATGAGGGACTTAATTTACATTTCAGTATTAACTCTTGGTTTAACCTTGAGGAAGATACAGGACTCACTTCTGCACAGTTCTTAAATGAATTTGGCACTGAATTACAGAAAGAAGATAAAAATGAGTTTATACTACTAGATTTAATAACAGACTTATGTTTAGCTGCTGCTAGAGCTTATGCTCAAGAGGAAGACATGGACTTTGATTACAATAGATTTAAAATGCGTAATGACGTTATGTTGTTAGGTGAGCAAGGAATCGTTGAATTATCTAATGTTATCTTTAATAATACGCAAGCTATAGATAAAGTGGGAAAGCAAACACCGATGAAAGTAGCGAAGAAGAAGAGGTAACAAATATCTCTGAGTTTGAGCATGCTTGTGTCGTTAATGCTGGTGTAGATCCAAATATATTTTGGAAGCTTACGCTTCGACAAGCACAGCTCCTAATACAAAGAAGTCGGTATGTAGAAAATAGCAAATGGGAGATGACTAGGAACATTGAGTTCTCTAATTATCAAACTGCTTTTGCTGGAATGTCGGGTGAGAATCCATTCAAGAAAATTAAACGTCCTAGAGACCTGTATACGCTGCTCAATGATATTCCTAAGAATATTAAAGTAGACAAGACAATAGCCTCTGTAGACGTAGAACGCATGAAACAACATTTCAAATGGGCAGAAGAAACAAAGGATTTAACAAAGGAGAGCTAGATACAGTAAATTCTAGACTAGCATCTCTAATTGATGTAGCTGATATATCAGTTCCAAAGATTATTAAGAAGGTATCAAGTAATATACAGAGAGATGTCACAGCGGCAGCTCCTATAGTTACTGGTAACCTTAAAAGAAGTATTTACAGAGATGTTGGGCAATATAGAGCTCGCATCTTTGTAGACACTACTAAAACCGATCCTAGAAGGACTAACTTCGAATATGGAAGGGTTGTAGAACATGGGAGAGCTGGTCAATACAGAACCACTCCTTATTGGTACAAGATAGTGAAACAAAATTTAGGTACATTAGTACAATTTATTAACAGTGCAGTGAGAGATGCTGCCATACGTAATTCCAAAAAGTAATGGCAACAGAAAAATTATCCATTGAACTAGAAGCGAAAGTAGGTAAGTATAAAACTGACTTACTAGACGCTCAGAAAGCTCTATTGAAATTAGAGAACGAAGCATTGAAAGCTGGTGGTGCTAACGAAAAAATGGCTGCCAAGATCTCTTTAGCTAAGAATCAAGTTAAATTAGCTCGTAATGAGTACAATATGTCTACTATTGCTTTAAAGCAGTATGCTCTTCAAACTATGAAGACAGGTAATGCTGTAACGAAGTTAGGTAAGAAGCAGAAACGTAGCAACATGGCAATGACTCAAGGGGCTTATGCTATTGATGATATGCAATATGGTTTTCAAGGAGTACAGAATAACATTCAAGCAATGGCTGTATCTTTAGGTGCTAGTGGACCTTTAATTATAGGACTTACTTTACTTATTGTAGGTATAGGTGTTTTAGCTAAGAGATTTGAGAAAGCTAGAAGAGAGGCTAAGAAGTTTAAGCAAGCTTTAGGCGAGAAGCAAGGATTAATGGCTACAACGCTTAGACACGTTGAAGTAGTTAAGACTGCTGCAAAAGGATCTATAGCATACAAAGAATCACTACAGATACTCAAGAAGCAAGGTTATGACGCTTCTAAGGAGTCTCTTGAACAATATACAGAGGCTTTAGCTAAACATATGCTTTTAGAGGCTAAGTTGGAGGCTAATGCTGATACTATCAAGACTTTGTTAGTAGAACGTATGGAGGCAGAAGAAGACGCTGCTAAGGCTAAGAAGAAGAACGCTAACATGATCAAGAACTTAGGTGCAAACTCTCCTAACGTGACTGGTTACTTTGGTACTCAACAAGCTGCTGATTCTGCAATCAAAAGTTTAGAAGAAGTAGATAAAAAGCTCAAGAAAGCTATTAGTAGTGGAACTGAACTTGAAGTTCTATTTACTAGAAAGAAAACAGATCCTAAAGGCACTAAAAAGACTAAGAATACAGGTAAAGAAGATGGTGCTGCTTATTCTCATGCATTCCTAAGTGGGATGAAAGCTAATTTAGTAGGTGCTGATGTGTATTCTAACTTCTTGAAAGATATTAAAAGTAACTTAGAAGTAATGAAAGCTGCTGGTGCAGACAATGGAGCACTGTTAAGATCTGAATTAGAGCAATTAATGGCTATTGACCAGACAACTATAAAGTTAAGTGAGAAAGCTGAGTTAATGCATAAAATAGAGGTATTAGGGCTTCAAATAGCTAATTTACCTCCTTTAATGGATAATTTCGTAGGTTTAGACGCTGGAAGCTTGGCTTTGAATAAATTCAAGACCGATCTAGCTTCTGTTAAAGTAATGCTTGATGCAGGAATTATATCCTTCGATGAGTATATAAAACGTGTAGATACCCTTACAGAGGCTTTTGATAAGAAAACTGAGGCTACTATCAAGTCAAATGAGGCTGATCAAATACTTACTTCTAGTATTGCTGGATTAATCACAGGATTTGCACAAGCTGCAGGTGCTGGAGAGAATATTGGTGATGCACTTCTTAAAGGTATAGGTAATACACTTATGCAATTAGGTTCTATGCTTATATTGACTGGTTTAGGTGTTGAAGCCTTTAAAACTGCTCTAGCGACCTTAAACGGTCCTGTAGCTATTGCTGCTGGTGTTGCAATGGTTGCTGCTGGTGCTATGTTCTCATCTATGGCTAGTAAAGCTGGTGGAGGGGGCGGAGGCTCACGTAGTTCAAGTGGTGGAGGAGGTTCTACTGCTGTAGTTAGACCTAACCCAAATAGACAAGGTGTTAAGAATAGAGATTCTAATCTTATTATACCAATGGAAAGATTACGTTATGGCTTGCAAGGTGCAAATGATAACTATTCTGGATTTAATTAATTAAAATAGAAAGAATGGCTTTACAATTTCAAGTTACACATACTGTGACATTCGGGACTTTTGCTGGTGAAGATTATCAGTGGGAGTTAGATCTTCTGAGATCCTATGATGATGATTTCGCAGCTCCTTCATGGACGCTCGATACTACTGTACAGGTTACTGCATCTAATTCACCTATTGAGGTAGAGTGGATGTCAGATCGTGACACGTACAAACCTATTCTTGGCTCAAAAGCTAGGATAGACTTACATAGACTGTCTACTGGACCTACTTTGCCTAGATTCACTAGTGCAGGTCAGTTTGAATATAAAGCCAGACTTAGGTATAGACGTAATGGAGAATCCACACTAAATGATTACTGGTGTGGATATATCCAGTCTTCTGATGGAAATGAATCTGTCAATGATGTATCACCTGTAACTTCTTTTACTGCTATAGATAACTTAGCAGGATTAGAAGATACAATGGTTACTGTAGACGTGACTAGTATTGCTGAAATCAATATATTTGATAAAGTGCTAGAAGCTGTCTATCAAACTGGACTAAATTTAGACGTATTAGTAGAATCTGGTATAAGAAGCTCTCTAGGAGACGCTCTAACAACTTCTACTGCTCATCCTTATAGTTTGTTCACCTCTGAAGAGGAAAACGTGCTACTGAGAGAGAGAATGACTAATAAAGAATTAATTGAAGGCTATTTAAGTGCTTTCAACTGTAAGATATTTCAATCTGCTGGAAAATGGTTTGTTATAAACGCTTCTACACATAATGGTGTAGGTGCTGATGAAACTTCTGTATTCAGTAAATTTGAGGTAGTAAATGGAGTTTATGTAGCTGCTGGATCTGAATCATTAGATTTAACATACAACGTAGGAGGGACTTATCCTGACTTGTTAGTTGCTGACTCTGACTTACAACTAAATACAAGAAGACCTTTTGGTTCTGTAGAGTGTAGACCTACTAATGTTAGATCTAAAAACTACATGACTAACGGATTACTTCAAGATGGTACTTCTGGAATACTAGCTCACCCTAGTTCTGCTGACGCTTTGCGTAGAGATCCAGGATACGATCACCCATTAGCTAAAGCTTCCATAGGAACGCTTAGAAACGTGTTTAAAGCTGATCAGGCTGGAGATATATGGGCAATGACAGATCCCTTAACTGTGGATGTTAATGCTCCTATAGATATAGGCTTTGATTGGAAGATTATACAATTGAGTAACCAACAAGTGTCATTAAATTATGCTGTAGTGTTAACTACTACTAATATGATAACTGTAACTGGTAATTACTCTAATGATCCTACTTCATATACTCAAACAAGTACAACTAATACTTTTACTTACAACTTTGATGATGATCAATGGGATAATGGATTCAATATCTACTCTGACTACAAGAAAGCTGCGAGTAAAACTCGTTGGCAAGGTAGACAGACTTCTGGTACTGCTGGTGAATGGTTTAATGTTAAACATACATTAACTGCTGGTCAATACTATGATGCTGGTTCTGGAAACTTCTCTGAATTAGATGGTACACTTACTATATACTGGATGTATCCACAAAGTAAGCGTCCAGGAAGAGATAGATGGGAAGGTAGTGATACTAATAGAGTAGGTGCTGCATTGACTAACTTTTCTGTAGTGAATAAGTATGCTAACAATGTAAAGAACGCAGTATTCGAAAGAGTACAAGCTGACTACACTAAAACTGAGGTATATAAGCCTAAGTTTGCTGATGGTTTGCCTGCTTCTGTATATGGTAGACTATCTCAGGAAGGATTCTGGAAAAAGAATCAAGCTGCTGGAAGTTCTACTTCATTAGAGCGTATTGTTACTCAACAAAAACTTAATGATTATAGAGACGAGTTTAAGTACTATGAAGGTACATTAATTAACATATCCTCTGATCCTATTTGTCCTCACCATAAATTGAGCATGAACTGGAACAATTATAACGAACCTACTAACCTTATATTTAATGGTGGTACGTTTGACGTAAAGGAAGGTAAGTTTGACATAACAATGTACGTTCCTAATCAATCAACAGATATAGCTCCAGGTGATGGTACTATAAATGCTGATGGTACAACTACTCCAGGATTCTTTAACTTTGATGTAGACTTAGTTGCTGATAACTTTAAAGGTTTAAGTAGTAAAGTTACATATTCTTTGGCTTTAGTGCCAGAAGGTTTAGATGATTTCGGTAATCTATTATCTCCTTTAAATCCTCTTACTATTGAGGAATATCCTAATGGAGTATTACAAATAAACGGATCGCCAGGAACTATGAGTAGCCATGTAGTTAAAATATCTGTAGATGATGCTTTTGAAGCTTCTGCTACTAATATGAACTACTTTAATGGTACTAATCAAGGTACTGGTATATGGGCTTTGTTGGAAGATGGTGAAGATACTGCTGAACAAGTGACTAATATTCTATTTAGAGACTTAGGTAAAGAATTAGAAGTAACATTTGATATTGAATTGCCTAATGTATCTGAGTTTGAACAACTTAGAATAGCTGGTGAAGTTGATGGATTCCTTGCTAGTAATAGAGAGGTAGATGTGACTTTTACTTTAGCTAACAGTTATGGTGGAGCTATTGTTAACCCTACTAGAAACCTTAGAGGTATTCCAGGAACTAATGCATTTATTAATTGTATTATAACTCCTGATGATGGTAAGCAATTTGATGCTAGTGCTTTTAGTGCAACTGTACCTTCGTACATGACCGTTAATAGTGTAGAGCAATTAGGAACTTCTGTATATATAGAATTTGAAGTGTTATTTCAGGAAACCAATGAGGTTGCTGCTGTAACTATAAATGGATCTACTTCTAGTGACATACCTGTTGGAGATTTATCTACTATTACTTTAAATCTTACAGAAACTGTATCCAATGTATCTCTATCTAGAACTCAGCTAGTAATAACTGGTGTTGTAGGTACTACTGCTGTATATGACGTAACTGCTTATGCTGCTGATGGATTTGAATTAAATTCTGGTAACTTCTCTATATCTGAAGCTGAATCATGGTTAAACATGGGTAATGCTACAGGTGGAGGTGAAACTGTATTGATTCCATTAGAGATTACTTTCCCTTCTGCTGACGCTACAGGTACTGCTACTATTAGTGGTTCTGCACAAGCTAGTGGAGCGGATACTGTATCTATAACTTTAAACTTTACTAACTCAATAGCTGGAACTACACTTACTGATGCTTCGGAAGTATTTATACTAAACTCTGGTCAACAGATTAGTTATACTAATACTATAACTCCTAGCAGAGGTACGTTTATTAATGCTAGTGGTGTAACTATAACTGAATCTAGTAGTGTTGTTGCTTTTGCAGCTTCTGATGCTGGTGGAGGAAGTGTAAATGTATCATCTTCAATTACTGCTCCTGCGAGTGACGTAACTATACCTATCGAATTGACTGGTGCAGTGTCTGCAGAGCCTTATTTAGCGACTTTAAACATATCAGAGACTCTACCTAATGGTAGGTTGGCTACTAACTCTTTATCACAAAGATTTGGTACTACTGATACGAATATATCGTTTAGTGGAGTTGTTATTACACCTATAGAGGATGGAACTGCTTATGCTTCAGGAACTACTTTTACTGTTACTGGAGGAACTGCTTCTAATTATAGTTATTCTAGTGGTAATGTTGCTTTTGATTTATTAGTATCTTTACCAGTATTTGACGCTTCTAATCCTATTGGAGATGTAAGCGTACCCGTATCTATAGTATCAGCGATTAAACCTCCTGGTATTAGTGGTAGTTACTTAACTACAAGTGTGCCTCATGGAGGTCTACCTGCTACAGGTGGAACTATTAGTATCTTTGTCGATACAGATGGTGCATGGGAAACTGGTGGAAATGGAACTTTTTCTGGTGGAGGGCGTTATGCTCCTACTTCAGGAACAGGACCTAGTGTAATAAATGTAGAAGCACCTTACTTAGCTAATAACTACAATGTATTAAGTATAGGTATAGTTGTGAGGAGTTTAGATGGAACTAATTCTAATCAGGTCAATTTAGATCAGAAAGATGATTTCGGTCAAAGGATAGTATTTGTAGATCCTTTACCTACAACTCAACAACCTGGTATTCTATATATTACTCCACTTATATAATAAACAATTAAAATAGAAAGAATGGCTGGAACTAAAAACAATGTATCCATGACCTTTAGGCGAGGCGGAGTAGATATGGCTGGCTGGAAGGGCGGCGTACAACAATGGGGTGAAGCTGATGTAGATGGAACTGCTGCTTATAATGCTGGTTCTACTGTAACAACAGGAGGTACTGCTGTATCCACTTCGGAATATGGTGTATCCGTATATAGCCCTAGTACTGGAGCTTATTCAAATGGAACTGCATTTACACAAACTCAAACGTATTATATACAGACTAATTATAGTAATTATGTTTATACTACTACTAGGACTTGTGAATTAGTAACAGCCCCAACTGGAAACGGTGTTGCTGGAACTTGTGTTAATCCTGCCAATGCTATTGATGGAACTGATGTTTCTACAACTACAACTGCTAGAGCCTCTACAGGTGCTGGTCCTTTTTATAGAACTCAAAGTGCTACTGGTACTGGAGGAGCTATATTTTACAGTGGAGACGCTACATTTAGCGGATCTTGTAGTTCTGTAGGTACTACTTCGGTAACTGCTTCTGGAGCTACTATACAGGCTTTAAGTATTAGTCCATCTTCTTTCGCATTACAATCTAGTGCAAGAACTGAAACTATAACTTTTACGTATAGACCTGGAAGTGCTTACTTCAATAGTGGAACTACATTTAGTGGATCTGTTAACGTAACCGTTCCTGCTTCATTACCTGCTTTTGGTGATGCTAATTGGTCTGGTGTTGTTAATGTACCTGCTTCTGGTAATCCTACAGCTACTGCTGGTAATGGATATCCTGTAACTATGTTAACTGGTGGATTTGGAACTGTAACTTCTGACACGTCTAGAGATGTAACTGTACAGGTCACTATACCTGCTGGGTATGCTGGATTTGGTACTACTACGAATATAACTAGAACTGTAACACAACCTGCAACTGTTGTAACTAGTACTGTAACGTTTAATATCGTTGATAGTATTAGTGGTGCAACTGTTAGTAGTGTTAGTCCTAAGACTGGTGTTGTTGGAGATGCTTTCTCTTTATATGCTCAAGCTAATGGATCTACTGGATTTGCATTTACTGCTGCTAGTAATGCTACTACTAGTATAACTCCTAGCGGACTTGGAGCTGGAACTCCTAGCGTAAATACCACATTTAATACGTGGAGTAGATTGATAACTGGATCTTATCCAGCTACTAATACTACTTATACTATTACTATTAGTGGTGCTTGCCCTTCGACTTCTACTGCTGCTACTTCTGGTAGTACGTTCCCTTCTGCTATTTCATTCACTGCAAATACTGGTTCTCAGAGTCAAGCTATGAGTGTTACTGTTACTCCTAGTAATGGAACATGGCAATTAGTTAAGAGTGGAGCTTCCGCTATTAGCGTATCTCCTACTTCTGGTACTGGTAATGCTACTGTAACTGTAAGTTATTCAGGATTTGGTAGTGCTGCTGCAGCTATATCATTGAAGAGTGGATCTACAACTTTAGATACCACAAATACTTCTGCTGGTTCAGGTGGTGGTGGATTTTAATTATTAATAATGAGGCTCTCCTTCGGGGGAGTCTTTAATAAAAGAAAATATGAAAAGAACTCCAAGAAGTTCCTATAGTAAAGGAACAGACGCTCAAATAGAAAAGCGTACACTTGATTCTGCTGAATATGTATTTAACTATGATCCTACACGTAAACAATTTACAACATGGTTTTTAGATACGTTTCCAGATGTTAAGTCAGATAGTCAAGCTCACAAGTATTGGAAGCTAGGCTGGGAAAGATGTACTAAGCTACGTGAAGATAAAATCATGGATAGACGTACAAAAAGAATTATTCAATTAGAACATCAATATAATGCACTTAAAGGAGAAGATCCTAAATCTGCTGCACAAGTATTAATGATGATAGCTAAATTGGAAGGATTAGAAGTTAGAGCACAAGATAGAGAGGAATCAGATAAGTTTGAAGCTGATAGACCGATCTTTACTGTGTATAAAGAAAAGAAAGATAAAACAGGATAATTATGAGTGGATGGCAACCGACTACTTGCTTTAATAAGATAATTGATCTCGACAAGAGAATCAAAGCTATCTATGGAGGATCTTCCTCTGGCAAGACATTTAACGTATTGGCAAAACTATATCAAGATGCAGTAGACACTCCAGGTTCTCGGATTACTGTAGCCTCGAATACACTAGCCAACCTTAAGAAGGGAGCTGTTCGTGATTTAAAGAACATCCTATTATCAAGAGACGCTTGGAGACCAGAATGCTGGAAGAAGAGTGAATCTATATATGAACTAAAGAATGGTTCTATAATTGAGTTTATTGGACTAGAGGATGAAACTAAGGCTAGAGGTCCTCGTAGAGAGAGACTCTTTATTGATGAGGCTAACCGAGTATCGTTTGAAGTATATACACAGCTAGAGAGACGTACAGAGAATGAAGTGATATTATCATGGAATCCTTCTGGACCTTTCTGGTATAATGACTACCTACAAGATGATGTTATACATGATGTGTTAGTAGTTAACTTTAAGGATAACGAAGCTCTTAGTGAGGTTCAATTACAATACTTTGCAGATCTAGAATTACAATCTACTCGTTCAGATTATATGTTGAATGAATGGAAAGTCTACGGACTTGGTGAGTGGGGACAGGTGCATGGGGCTTGTATCAAAGACTATAAGATAATACAAGGTAATCCAGAAGATGGTTTTGTTAAAGATGACAAAGCATTTGAAGGGTTTCAATTATGTGGTATTGGATTGGATTTTGGTAACGTAGATCCTAATGCAGGTGTAGCACTCTATAGGAACGATTCTAATGAGTTTATTGTTGATGAGGTACTATACTTATCAGATTTAGAAATATCAGACATCTACGACTCTCTAAAGAGCTATGATGCGATGATCTATGCTGATTATAACTTTCCTCAAACAATAAGAGAGCTAAGAAGTAAAGGATTGAACATCCTCAAATGTAAAAAAGGTCCTGACAGTATTAAACGTGGTATTGATATAATCAATGAATCTACGCTATATATAACAGAAAGATCTAAGAACTTATTAAATGAGTTTCTTACTTACAGATATAAACAAGACAAAGATGGTAATCTAATGGATAACAAATACGAAGGACCTGATCATTTAGTTGATAGTCTCCGTTATGTCCTCTCTAGATTTACTGGTAAACGAACTGTAAAAATTTATTAAAATGGCAAGTATATTCGATTATTTCACAGGCAGACAGAAGCCTAAGAAGGGTGCTCTAGAGTTTGCAGATAGGCAATCTAGATTATTCCTTGAGCGTATAGGTTCTGTTAATTCCTACGATGCTAATTTAGCTACTTACGTAGAGAAGGGATATCAAAAGAATCCCGTAGTATTCTCTATTGTAAATATGATAGCTAAGAATGTAGCTAAAGCTAAATGGTGTGTATATAACGCTAAGGGAGAAAAGGTTCAAATACCTTTACTTAACCAGTTAATGTACAAACCTAATCCTCTACAGAAGTGGAGCGATTTAACAGAAGCTGCTACAACTCACTATCTATTAGAAGGTAATTCTTTTATTACTGGTGAATATGGTTCTGGTATTAATTCAAGTAAATATAACACTATGTATATGCTTCCTACTCCTAAGATACAAGTTGTATCTGGTAATGGACGTAATATATCTGGATTCTTAATGGATACTGATAACAGTGCTCAAGAGATTCCAGCTAGTGATGTATTATGGATGCGTTCTGCTAATCCTGATTACAATCAATCTGACAACTGGCTATTTGGACAATCTCCATTTAGAGCTGCATTAGATTCTATACAGATCTACAATGATGCAAAACAGAGTTTGTTATGGTATCAGCAAAACAAAGGAGCACAAAAGATCCTTGTCAATAAAGACAATGAGATTGAGTTCTCTCCAGAAGCATTAGACCAGCTTAAGAACAAGCTTAAGAAGCAAGCACAAGGCAACAACAATACTGGTAACATTCCAATTATTGATGCTAACCTAGATTCTATTGACGTATCAAGTGGTTTAGAAGCTTTGATGTTATTTGAACAATTAGAACAATCCGCACAGGATATTTGTAACGTATTAAACTTCCCATCTCAGTTAATTGGATTGAAAGATTCAACTTATCAGAATGGTAAAGAAGCTAGGGTTGCGTTATGGGAAAACTGTGTTACTCCAATGTTAGACGAACTAAAGAATGGATTTAATTCTTGGTTAGCTCCTCAGTTTGGCGATGTATGGATAGATTACGATCTACAACATATAGATGCTTTACAAGAGAATAAGCTAGTAAGATTCCAAGCTATTGCTCAGTCTGCTGGTATGGTTTCAATCAATGAAGCTAGATCTATGGCAGGTTTAAGCCCCGTAGCTAAACTTGGTGAGTTTACAGGAGAAGATATGTACTTAGGTTTCACTCAAGCTGTAGTTAGAGATAACGAAGAGATTAGTGAGTCTAATGGACAATCGGATGCAAACGTAACAGAAGGTAAAGACAAACCTAAAAAAGACGATAAGAAATGATAGAATTTAAAACATTTGAAGTCAAAGGTACGTTAAACGTAGAAGGTGAAATAACTGGATACGGAGCAATCTTTGACAACATTGACCGAGGAGGCGATGTAATCAAGAAGGGTGCATTCAATAAGACTATCTCTGAAAACGGAGGTAGTGTTATTATGGTAGCAAATCATGACCAGAATAAACCTATTGGAAGAGTTACTGAAATGAAAGAAGATGCAACTGGATTGCTATTCAAAGGATACCTAGCTAAAACAGAGCGTGCTCAAGAATATAAGCAGCTTATGAAAGATGGTGTTGTGGATAGTTTCTCAATTGGCTACGCTGTAGTTAAAGGGGATAGAAATAATCATGGTGGTAGAGACTTGTCTGAACTTAAATTATTTGAGATCAGCCCTGTAGCTATTCCTATGAATCCAGAAGCTAAACTTTTAGAAGTAAAGAATATTGCGAACGAAGACAACCGAGAGGAAACCATCGAACGCTTTGAAGTGCTTGCTAAGACAATTGGCAAGAAATCAATGAAGCTTCAGAATGAGGCTGAAATCCTTAAGTTATCGGAACTTTATAAATCTATCACTCAGCCGTTGCAAGTCGACACTGAGCCGATTATAGAAGAGCCTGAAGATCCAACTAACTTAGACTATTTAATCGCCCTTACTGAGGCACTAACTAACAATTAATTTTTATTATGGAAAACTTAGATCCAAAAGAAGTAGTAGCTAACTTAGAAGCTAAAGCTATCGAAACTGCTAACGCAGCTATCGAAGCAAAAACTGTAGACTTTACTAGCGAATTAGAAGCTAAGTCTGCACAAATTAACGAAGTACTTGAAGGAAAAGTAGATACTGCTGCTCTTGAACTAGTACAAAAATCAATCGATGACCTTGCAAACGAGGTTAAAAACATCAACACAATTACTGAACCTATGAACACAAACGAATTAAAATCTTGGTTAGATACAGCTTCTAAAGAAGTTATGGAATCTAAAAACGCAACTGCTACTTTCGAAGTAAAGAATGCATCTACTGTATCTCTTTCTGCTGCTGCAGGTGTATCGACTCCTTCTAAAGAAGATCGTCAATCAGATATCGAATTTAACCCTCACCAATCTACTGTTGCTGCATTTCTTTCAGCTAAAACTGGAACTGGTACTTCTTACCGTTTCAACTCTGCAGGTGCTGCAACTGATAACAGTGCTGGTAAACTTAAAGGTGCTGCTTTCGGAAAGTCTAGTCTTTCTGTAGCTGATCAACAAACTCCTTACATCACAATGGGACACATCCTTACTGTGCCACGTGAAGAGTTAGCTGATACTGTTGCTTTAGAAAACTACTTCAGAGAAGATATGAGAGGTTACCTAGTTGATACTATCAATAGCCAAATTCTTGGTGGTGCTGGTGGAGCAGATGCTCTTAAAGGTATCTCTACTTGGAAAGCTGCTTCTGATCAAGCTGCTCTTGAGACTTTCTTTGGTTCTCTTGCTGATTCTTACGGAACTGCTGCTAATGAAATCGATGTAATCAATGCTGCTGTAGCATCTTTCAAAGGAATTAACTTTGTTGGTGAAAAAGTTGTATTTGTAAACCCTAGCTTAATCGCTAAATTACAAGGTATCAAAGGAACTGATGGTCACTACCAATTACAATCTACTGTAGACGCTACTGGAAAAGTACGTTCTTTCTTAGGTGGAGCTGAGCTAATTGAAGTACCTGCTGTTGCTGCTGGTGAATTTTACATATTTGATAGAAGCGAAGTTAAATTCGTAACTAGAGAAGGTATGAAAATGGAGATGGGTTATACTGGTGATGACTGGGAAAGAAACAACGTAAGCTTAAAAGTTTATGGTCGTTTTGCTCTTGTTGTTGGTAAAGTAGACGCTATCCAAAATGGAACTTTCGCTCATGCAATTGCTGCATTGAACGCATAATTCTAAACTTATATATGCTCCCTCTTCGGAGGGGGCTATATTATTATTAACTAATCTCCCCAGGTAGATATAAAACCTTAGAAAATGGACAATCAAATTATAAGTACTATAGGTATCACAGAACCTGTTACGTTAGTAGAAGTTAAAAACTATCTACGTATAACTAACACTAGAGATGATGACTATATTAACAGCATTATTCCAAACGCTAGAATACGTGCGGAAAAGTATCTTAACAGTGACATCTTATCAAAACAAAGACGAGAGTATTTCGCAGAGATTTGCGAGCCTATTAACTTTCGCTATTCACCTATCAGTACAGTTGACGCTGTTACTATTGAAGGTGTAACTATGATTGTAGATACAGATTACACTGTAGAGGGGCTAGATAATCCCCTCTTTAAACTCGAACAATCTTCTGCTAGTAAAGTTTCTATAACTTATACTACTAGTGGATTAGACTCTTCATTAGTTAAACCAGGAATATTGGCATTAGTAGCTGAACTCTATCATTCTAGAACTGAGAAGGTTACTACGAACTGGAGAAGCTTCTTATCACCATTTAAAGTATTCGGTTACTATGGGATTCGATAAAGTAAATATAGGTCTTAGAGACGAGTATTTTGTATGCTCCTCTAACAGGTCTCAAGGAGATCAAGCCTATGACGACGATGGATTACCAGTATATACACCTCAAGCAACAGTAGAATTTTGGGGCTCTGTAAGGGACTTGCCTAGTGTTCGAGAGGAATATCAAGGAAGATACCGTACTGTAAACGTAAAACAAATAATATGCGATGCAAGAGATATTGAAGATCTAACTGAAGATCATACTGTAGAGCGTGATTCAGATGAAGTTAAATATAAAATAGTTGACATAGTACAAAGTCACTTTAAATTTACTGCTGAACTAATCATAGAAAGAATTATATAATGTTAGGAACTGCACAACTTAAAACCGCTATTGTAAGAAGATTACGAGCTCAATTTAAAAATTCTGCTGTAGCTTACATACCAAACACTTGGAATACTATTATACAGAGTAATCCAACTAGTAATACACCTTACCCATACATATGTGTTCAGATACAATCGAACGATATAGAGGAAGTTGCTGTTACTGCTACTGGAAGTTCTTACGATTATTTTGTAAGTATCAAAGTAGTTACACGTTCAGAAGTTAATGCTGACACTAGGATAACTAGAGATGCTATGATTGCTGAAATACAACGTATATTAGATGTTGACTATGACAAGTATTTAAACTTGGATAGTAATGGATTTAATATATACATACAAACTGTAGAGTCTATTGACTTAGCAGAAAATAATGAGTCTGGAACTGATTTTTATACTGGAGATGTAACTCTAAAGGTAAGAATGGAGTCTACTGGATCTCAAACAAAACCCGAAGCTGACATTAACTTTGTTTATGCTGGTTACAACAACAATCCAATATCTGCTAAGTATGAATTAGGAGATTCAGGAACTATAACTTTACCTACTTCTTTCCCTCTATCTAATGGATGGTTATTTAATAGTGTAACATATAGCTTAGGTTCTGACTCTGATGGTTCTATTGCAGGTAATGTAGTTACTACTAGTGCTGGAGATGATTTAATATCCATCGTTAGTGTAGTTACTTTTGAATCACCACTAGATTCTACGATACAAACTACTGTGTTCGATAGAACTGTGTTCACTGGTATTAGGTCACCTCGTATAGGTAACTTTACGGATAGTGTTCTTACGGATATACAGCTTGATGACTTGTCTTTATGGACGAGCTCGTTTCCAGCTTTAGAGCCTAATAGAATTAGTCTTGAAATAACAGGAAATTCAAATGACTATATTTATATAGTTACAAGTGCAGACTATACCTTAACTGGTATAAAGAATGATCTAGGACTAGAAGACATAGATGAATATAATGTCTCTACTCAGAATGGATTAAAAGTTTACAGATTAGATACTGCTTTAGTATTTGACAATGCTACGTTTGAATATACATTAATTGAAGGAGTTACTGCTGCTTCCGATAGTGCTATAGATACGTCTGTAAATGTAAACATAATATCCGCTATCAATGCTTCTCTATTAAGTGATGCTATAAATGTAATACCTGACAATACTGTTGGACTTACAATGAGCTTACCTTCAGGTCCTCGACCAGGAGATGTAGTTCATGTATCAAACTTATCTGAAGATTTTACTAATGAGATTAATCTTAATGGTAATATACTGCAAGGTAGATATTCTGACAACCTAATACTTGACGATGCAAATGCATCATTTAGTTTAATATTCGTTAATTTAACCCTCGGCTGGACTCTTATAGGACAATAGCCAACAAAAACAAATTACTATGCCAAATTTAAAAACAATTTTCCCAGGATTAGATCCTAACGATTTCGGTTCTGGAGCTGCACAAGTATCATCTTGGGCTAAAGGAGATGACACATCTCTAATTCCATCTTCAAAGCTTCCTGCTATTGAGATCGGTAACACATTTGCTTTCTCTTCTGACGAGGATACTGAAGCTCTTTCTTTAACTGAATTTTATGCTGTAAGTGTAAACCAGTACAACAAAGGGGATATCGCTATCGTTACTTCTGATGCTGATGGTACTCCAAGTACTATGTCTCTTATCTATGTTGGAACTAACCAAGCTTCTGCTGGCGTATCTGTTGCTGGTGACTGGAGACAAATAGGTTCTGTAAACGTTGTAGGTGGTACTGGTATCTCTATGACTGGTGGTACTATTAACAATGATCTTGCTATTGAAGTAGCTGGTGTATCTGTACCTAGTTCAGGTGGACTAATGGGAACTTTGAACTTCTCTGATGACTTTAGCATTTCTGCTGATGGAACTGATAGTGACCAGATTAATATCTCTGCTGCTGTTCATGCTCCTGTTGCTTATAATGTAACTGCAACTTCTGCTGCTGATACTTCTCAAACTCTAGTTGCTAACGCTGTACGTGTTATTCCTGGAGCTACATTGACTGTAACTTACACTTTGCCTGCTTCTCCTTCTGTTGGAGACTGGGTAAAACTAGTAAACTTGTCAGGTAGAACTGATACAATTATTGCTCGTAATGCACAACCAATTCAAGGTTCTACAAGTGATTTAGTATTGAACGATGCAACTGCAAACTTCGAACTAATTTACATTGATGGTACTACTGGATGGGCTCTTATGGGTATCAACTAATCCAAACTTATATATATGCTCCCTCTTCGGAGGGGGCTATATTATTAACAATTAAATAAAATATTATGCCAAATATATTAGACATATTTCCAAAGGTTACTCAAGAAGATGTAGATGCAACTTCTATGGGTGTGGAATCTATTACAACAGGTTCTATTGACTTCTCTGCTGCAGTCAACCATCACTTATCAGTTACTGGAGCATGGAGCTTATCCTTGTCAAACATATCTGGTAACGAAGGTAAGTCTGGAGTATTAGTTATTACTAATTCAGGAACAACCTCAACACCAACAATGCCTAGTGAGTTTAAGACTCCTAATGGCGATACAGCTATCTGGAATAACACTTCTGGAAATACAGCAATGATGTCTTACTACATAGTAAACAGCACAACGATATTAACTAACTACATAGGAAACTTTACCTAATATGAAAAATCCAGGATTTGCAAAGGTTTACTCATGGCTGTCAGCTTTAACTATTAACACTACTAATCTTGTGTCTACAAGTTATAGTTATAATACTTTAAAGTCTACGCTAGCTAGTACTACTTACGACGTATCTACAAACCTTAGTGTTGACACAACTATATCGACAAGCTCTTTATATGACGTGAACACTTTAACCGCTTTTGATACTTTAACGACCTTTGGTACTTCCGATAACACATTAACAAGTTACGATACTACGTACCTAACTAGTTCTAGTTTCAATACGAATCACGAAACTGCAAGTATACTATCCACTAGTAACTTGACAGATGTAGCTTACACTACAACTTTCGGTACTTCTCACGCAACAAGCACAGCTTACACTACAGCTTATTACACAGCTAAAGGTCACACAACTTACGTATACACATCTAAGAACACTAGTCGTTCTACTTCTGGAAGTCAAACTACAAGTCATGCGACGTCTGCTAGTGTAACTACATCATATTCTACGGCAATATCTAATAGCACGTCTCGTTCAACTACTCAAGGAGGAGCGTACTCTACTTATTACCCTACTGGACATTCTACTAGCACTACTTTTCTTACGTACTGGTTTAGTGGTGGTGGAGGAGGAATGTTCTAATAACAATTAAAATAAACAGACATGGGATTTACTAATAGATCAACCTCAAGGAGTACTTTAGAGAATGCGAATACTAGTCACATAACTACTTTTAGTACTACTTTCAATACGACGTACGATACGGCAGGCTCTCGGAATACTAGTCATGTTACTTCTGCTAGTTATAGTACATCCTACGCAACTGCTGTAAGTTATACTACAGCTTTCGGTACGGCTTACTATTCGTATTTTGGAACGTATTACAGTGGAGTAACTAGTCATGCAACTAGTAGTCCATTTACAACTTCTTACAATACATCGCTTTCAGTAGATACAACTCAGAGTACAGTATACGATACAAATACATTATTTCAAACTGTTTATGCTACTACAAGTTCATTTAATACTAGTAACGTAACAAGTACTTTGACTAATACTGCTTTCGATACAACATCTACTATAAGCACTAATACAACAAAAGTAACTCAATACAGTACTAGCTTTGATACGCTTGCATCCATAAACACTGACTTTTTGACTGCATACGGAACTACTACATTGAAGGACACATTAAAGAACACAACTTTTAATACTAACACAGCTTATCCGACATCATGGGTTACTATGATTTCTAAAAGCTTTTATACAACTATATAAAGAAATGGATACAAAGAAAGAACGCTTAGAGATGTTCAACATTAAGGAACAGATAAAAAGAATAGGTCCAACACTACAAAAGAATAAGTTCTTAGGCGATTTAAAGCCAGTAGAGGAGTTCTTTGTAGACGAATGTATTAAGAGAGGTATTGATCACTCTTATGACGTTACAGCGTCTCAGTATCCTGAATGGGAGACGTTAGGTTATACCGAATACGCAACTAACTTTATCGTAGCTCCCTTGAATAATGATTTAAGAAGAGATATGATTATGGATAGCTTACTTAGTCCTGAACCTTCTATGGCATGGGATAAGTACTATCAACAGATCGTATTAAATAAACAAGCTAACAAGTATTCAGATAGAAAAAGTTCACGTAAAAAGGTTAGAGATTCATTACTAGTACCTGTAGGAACTAATAAATTCTTACAAGTTTTAGATATACAAAAGATGATCGAGATATGTGAGACTGAGAATGCATTTATAAAACCACATCCTTTAACTACTCACGAATATGTAGGTATGCTTAAAGACAAGTGCGGAGAAGTGAATGTATTGGATAGAGATGATGATTTATATCAGTTCCTATCTGGATGTAAAAAAGTATATAGTACTCATTATAGTGAGTCTATGCTTTATGCAGCTATGCTAGGAAAAGACATAGATGTTATAGATAAGTTAGGTCAGCATTATAAAGCTGGATTCTGGCATTATAACAGTCATATCCTAAGAACACCTAAAGAGGCTAGAATACCTCAATTGAATAAAATTTTAAGTTCATTCCATAGTGGAGTGTTTAACCCTAGAGTCGATAAAGACTGGAAGTCAAAGATGACTATGTATCTAGATTATATCGAAGAGAGGAGAGATCACTTTGCAGGTATGTATCGACATTATAAAAAATAATTAATTATGGCATACAATGATATACTATCTGGATTTAGAGTCCAGTCAACAGACCCTATCGACTCAAGACTCGTATGTGCTGATCTAGCTACTAGAAATGCTATACCTGCTGCTGCTCGTTATGAGGGACTACAAACATACGTTGTATCTGAACAAAAGGTTTTTATACTGCAAGGTGGTGTAGCGGATTCTAATTTTGTAAACATTACAGACGCTATACAAGGAGATTTCTTAACACTTGACACAGTACCTAAAGATGGTGAGTCTGGATATAGTCGTACTAGTGCTTTTGCTGGTAAGCCTGCATCTAACAACTACAACTGGGAAGCTTCTGGTGGTATTGTATACTCAACTACTGATGTTGCTGCTGGAAACTTTAAGGTTCTATCATTAGATCCTACAGTTCATACTGCCGTAGATAATCCTTATTGGACAGTACCTACTCCAACTGGTAACGCTGGTATAGGTTTATTTCAAGGTGCTAACCTACCCGAAGGAGTTGATTCTTTAGTAGATTACAACTACGTGTACAATGACAATTATGATGCTAATGGTTCTACTGGATTTGAAGGTAGTACTGGTCGTATAGATTTAAGTGATTGTAGATATGGTGATCAACTAAGAGTACGTTTTGATTTTAATATTATACCTCAGATAGCCAACACTACTGTTGAGCCTGCTCTTTGGTATTCAAATAGAAATGCTAATAACGATATTACTTCTACGTTTCCACTAACCACTCAACCTATATTCTACGGAACAGGTACTGTTGGTAACACATACTTAAATAGAGTTGAAATTTCAGCTTGGATTACTTCTAACGAGGATGTTAACGCTTTAACGTTACCAGCTATTAAAAGTGATAACCAAGTTATAATTCAACCTTTAGGTTTATTAATAACAATAATAAGATAACAAGATGGCAATTACTATAAAAAGAAATGAAGCTGGGAATTGTATCGAATTTCAAGGAAGTTCTAACCCAGTATATTGGAACTCATGTCTAAGTGGTCAAGTAGATCCTATAGATTCCAGTGCAGTAAATGTCATAAATGATATTAAGACTGCTCAGTCTGGTGTCAATAAATATGAGTTCTTTAGAATACCTTTTACTGAGTTTAGAGATGAAGATGGAGTTGCTTTTGCTACTGCTCAAGCTACTGCTGATTACATAACCCTTAAAGGTAACGTAGCTGCTCCTGATGACATTAATGTAGGATACAAGGGTGTATTCGATGCTTCTATAGAACTAGATCCTGCTTATGTAGGACCTGCTAATGGTGACTGGTACTATATTGGTACTGAGGGAACTATAAATTCTGTAGAGTATAAGGTTAATGATATTATAAAATATTCAGAAACTAATACAGTATGGGAACGTATTCAAAATAAGAATGCTACCGTTCAAGAGTTAGAAGACTCTGCTCTGGATCAATACGACATTCACGTTGATGGCGGATACACTGGAACTATAAGAAATGGTAGTTCTATATATCCTTACAATGATTTAGCTATAGCTATTGCTGCTTCAAGTGAAGGGAACTCTATACTTGTTAAAGGTCAAACAATCGTAAGTGGTGCAATAACTTTACCTCACTCCCTTTATTTCTACGGATCTGAAGGTTCTGAGATTAAATACGCAACATACCAAACTAGTAATGGTGATATATTTTACTATAATGGAGATAACACACAAAGCTTTAAATTTGACAATATCATATTTAAGAATGCTGGAGGATACGCTCTACATATAAAGAAAACAGCTAAAGTTACTATATCTGATTGTACTATAAAGAACAATGGATGGAATGGATTAGGACTTCATACGGTGCTTCCTAGTTCAGTTTCAGGACTTCTTGGATATGATTCTACTAATACATCATTACAGGCTTTCTATGCTGGTCCTAACGCTTCCAATGGAGGTGCTACTAGAATAGAAGAGGCTACTCAATTATTAATTACTGGTAATACAGTTACTAATAACCTTAGAGGTCTTCGTGTATCTGATTGTGGTGTTAATGGTGGGGGTGTTATATCTCGTAACCAGTCTACTCAAAATATAGAGTCAGGTATATACTTATCTGTAGGTTCTTTAGGTGGATGTCAAAACGTAACTGTTACAATGAACGTGTCAGGATACAATGCTAATAACGGATTACTAGTTATTGGTGGTATTAACAATAAGTTTAGTCAAAACGAAGTGAATGGAAACTGGAATGCTGGTTTTTGTGCATGGGGTTCTGCTAACACTACATTAAGAGATTGTGGTCTTTACGACAATAACAGATCTCAATATAATGGTATCGGTAATACTGGTGATGCTAAAGCGTCTATACAGATCAATGAAGCATATAGCTTACTAAATACTCAAATAACTGTAAACCCTGCGTTTAGATTTATAGCTGAGGTTTTAGATACTCAAGTTCACTACACTGGATTAGGCTCTAATACTGAAAAGATTGGATTCTTAATTAGTAGTGCTGTAGGACAGTTAGCTGACAACGATAAGAATATTATCAAAGTTGATGATGTTGGATTTATTGGGCAGGATTATGCTATAGACTTGTCAGAAGTAGACGTGACTAACTTAAGGCTATCTCTTGGAGATAACTCTTATCAGTCTGTTGCTTTAGGTGCTGTAAAGTCTCCTTTAGCTGGTAACTACAGTGAGCTACCTTTTAGTAATCACGTTATGTCTGTACCTTCTGTAAACATAGTACTTGATACATTAAAGAAATCCATATCTCTTAAGGAGCATTTAACTGGAAACGTAATAAATGTATACAGTGTTAATGAATTGCAATCTATTATAAACGGAAGTAAAGTAGATATTATACAAAGAAATAGTGACAAGATCCAGTTAAGAGGTCTTACGCTAGGAAATGTATATGTGGATGGAGTAGTAGCTGGAAGTAATTTAGCTACAATGAATGACACGATCAACTCTGCATTTGCAATGAATCTAGTACAGTATAAGACCTTCTTAGAAAGTGAAGTAGGTATTGATGCTAATGTAGACATCCCTAGTGGATTGACTGCTGCATTCTATTACGTAGAAAGTCCTGATGGAGTATTTCATTACCCTTTATTCAAGTCCGAATCTGATGCTAACTTAGTTGATACAACTGAAGGTGGAAGTGGATCTGCTCATGCACACACGTATGTAGACGATCTAACTAATACTACTTGGTATATGCCAAATACAAATGGTGTAATGTCAGGAAGTAGTGCTCCACTGAATGGTCTCTGGTCTAATCATGAAAGTGTAGTTTGGAATATTCAAGCTACTGATGTTGATTCTAATTACTTACCATCCTTTACTAACGCTACATATAGTGTTCAAGAAGGTAGCGTGTTGAATATACAATACAAGCCAGCAGGAGACACTTCAACTTATACTTTATCAAACAATCCTTACTCTGACAATGGTTATTCTATTATAGGTACGGTTGAAGATATAAGTAATGGTTATGGTCAATCTGTTTCTCATACAATAAATGTAACCAAAGCAAATTCTTTTGGTTCTGTATCTGGAACTATAACTGTAAACGTCTTAGCTGATTTAGCTGGTGATGAATTTACACTTGTAGATAATGGTGGTGCAATTAAGTTTACTCAAGATGGTGGAGCAACTGTATTAGATTTTGATACTGTTTCATTTAGTGCAGGTAGTACTTACAAATTCTATCTAGAT